AAGAGACGCCGCACCCTGGCGAAGTGATAGTCCGACTCTGGAAGTAATTCCAGTCAGTTAGCAGTTCGGAGACAAGCATCCGCTGCCTAGCAACTCATCCAAGACGATTCGTTTCGTCCGCGAAGAGAAGCTGACCGTGGCTGCAACCCCGACGCAGTTGACCGAAGGCATCCCGCCTGATGCTGTTGGTTTAACCCTTAACCAGATTGAAGCCACGATTGAGCAATACGGCAGCGTGGTTCGTTTGTCTGATCTAGCCGAAATTACCGCCCGTCACAACGTGATCGAGCGGACGATTTATATTCTTGGCTTGCAGGCTGCGGAGACGTACGATCAGTTGATCTTCAACGTCCTCAATGCTGCCACGAATACTTACTACCCGAACAACCGCGCAGGAGATACCTCCCTGGTCGGCTCGGACCTAGTAAGCTACGTGGACCTAGTAGAAGTTGACGCCGCGCTGCAAGACCAAGGTGGACGGCCTTTCGAAGGGGGCGAATATGTATTCGTCACTCCTCCGCAGGTGTTCGCAGGTCTGCTCCGCGACCCGGACTTCAAAGCTTCCAACCAGTTCCGCGCGCCCGAGAAAATCTGGCGTGGTGAAGTCGGCACGTTGGGTGGGTTCCGAGTTATCCGCTCGAACTCCCCGGCGTTCGCTGCAACTTCGCAGGCAACTGCTGGTCAGGCTTCAAAAGTGTTTTCTTCCTTCGCAATTGCAAGGTTTGCTTATCAGATTAATTAACATTGTATGTAAGAAAACCCGTCTTTCACGGGTCTAATATAATGTGCGGTCTGAAATTTCACTATATGCTGGAACCTCTTAAAGCCGATAGCTCCTTACATTGGAATAATGCTATGGATATTACAATAGACAATCAGCAGAAAACCGATTTAATGTATGCCTCCTACCTCGCAGCCATGCTAGACGGGGAAGGTTCTGTTCAATTAATTCCTTGGAAGAACCGCAATAGGATTGGCTACCAAGCACGAATGTCCCTTTTCAACGTCGATAAAAGAATTCTTTCTGTTATGAGCGCAGCCCTGATTCATTTTGGGATTGCACATCATATCTATGCGGGAGGAAAAGATCAGATGCATCCGGCTTCGGATGTACGGGTCTGCCGCCTCAAGATGATAAAGAAATTTCTAACGACAGTGATGCAAGTTCCACTTCTAGGCAAACGCCAAGAATGTAATTTGCTATTGGAGTTCGTGAATTCTCGTCTAGATGAAAACGGAAAACCCTTCCCCGGAAACATGAAGGGCAAAGGTTACACTAAACGAGATGCGCAAATCGCTGCGGAGATAAAAGCGATTCGGGATTCTCAACGAGCATACGTGGAACCAACTCGTGAGTTGGAAGATGTGCTCTGGACTGAATCGAGAGATTCAGAGGCGACAGAAATGCTCGCCCGCGCTTAGCAAGCGTAGTAACAATGTCGTACAGATTTGCAAAACTTGCGCGTATATGTTGTGGCCCCCGGTGGCCAACTCGACCCGTCAACAATGGCGGCCTAGGTTTCTAACTTAGGAAAACTTCGCTATATCGGTGGAACTCCCTCTGGGACAATACCGAGGCAACCTGTGAAAGCAGAGAGTCCGTAGAGACTACACGCGAAGCCCCGAAAGGGTGATGATATAGTCCGCTCTGCATGGTAACATGCAGCTAACATAAAGGTACAACAGTCGAGGAAAATTGGTTGGAAGTTTGCATTCAAAAGCGTAATCACGAATCAAAACTGGATTCGGCGCGTACGAAGTTCCGGCGCGAATAGCGTCACGAACTAACAACTAGGATGGGGGAGCTAGACTCCCCCACTCCGAAAGGACAACTACAATTTCGCATTCATTTGAACAAAGTGGCCCCGGCGATTCGATCATGAACATGACGCGTCCCGAAGGCCATGCACATCTCGATCAGAAAATCGACAAGGGTGGCCGGAGTCCGTGGATTAGCAAGCTTCCCATGGGCGCTGGTCTTGAGTCCCCTGCCGAGTCCGCGCAGAGCGGATCTGGTCACGGAGACGCTGGCTATTCTGGCGGGGGGCGCTAATGTCCCTCGTTAAAACAGCTAAAGATAAAGAACCCGCAGATGTTTGGTTAAGCCCCAAGGAAACGTGGGAGTATGTCACGGTGCCAGAGGAAGATCCTCTCGGCAAGGGCTATCCAGATATCTCGCTAAACAAACACGTGTTCTCGGCGGGCGAGACTTACAATCTCCCCAAGGAAGTCGCTGCGTATGTTAAGGACAGGATCAAAGTATTCAACCGCTCTTGCGTGAGATTACTTCAGCCTAACCGCGACATCGCTGCGGAGAACGCAGTTTACTTCGGTTCCAAAACCGCTGCTCAAGTCGGCAGTCATCCTGTCGATGCGAGTGGCATTAGCACAAGCTAATGGACTGGGACGGCTACAATCAATTCCTTCTGGCCTTGGTCATGTGGCGAGAAGCTCGTGGCGAAGGCCCGGAGGGAATGAAAGCAGTTGGATGTGTGGTGAGGAATCGAGTGCATAACTTTGGTTCTTGGTCCACTATCATCACTGCCAAGTGGCAGTTCAGTTCGTTAACGGCTCCCGGAGATGCAATGCTGGTGCAGTGGCCGGTGTTTCAGGACTTACAGTTCTTAGAAGCAATGGCGCTAGCGGGTGGAATCTACAATAACAGCATCGTGGATAATACCAACGGGGCCACTCACTACTTCAACCCTAGTGTTGTGTTGCCTAAATGGGCAGCAACCATGACTAAAGTTGTAGCCATCGGACATCATGACTTCTATAAATGAGCCGACTGTCCTCTTGGTTCGCCATGGCCGAACGGCCTTCAACTCCGCCGCCGAGGAACGAATCCGAGGTCACTCGGATATTCCGATCTCCTTCGAAGGCAAAGAAGGCGTCGAGAAAACCGCCAAGTTTCTCAAGGACGTTGGCTATCCATTCAAGCGGATTCTTTCTTCCCCCATGCAACGGGGCATCATGACAGCGAACCTGCTGTCCGCTGATGCCAAGGTCATTCCTAATAATGGCCTGACTCCGTGGGATCTAGGTAAGCTAACCGGCGAACCTGTGATGAAGATCAAAGAGGATCTGGATTGGTATCAGCGGCACCCCGATGTAGAGGTTCCAAATGGCGAAAGCTATCGGAACTTCTACGACCGTTGGGATAGGATGTTGGAAAAGATGTTCTCGTATGCCAGGTCTAATCCAATGGAAGTGGTACTAGGAGTGGTTCACTCTCGGAACCTACTAGCCCTTCCCAGTATCATCGGCTCGAAGGACATCGGGAGCGTGCCAGTAAAGGGCGGCCCCGGCCCCGAGAGCGTAACCAAACTGACTTTGCAGGACGACACTTGGGTCGCAGAAACCGTCTGGGATATCGACAACATCAAGGAGACAAAGTGAGTTTTACCGATGTAGTAAAAAAGGCGTTTCCTTTTATCTCAGCGGCAGCAGCGCTCGGTGGTCCTATTGGGGTAATGGCTGCGGCGATTGTGGGTAAAGCAATCGGGGCAGACAAGGCCCCCGATCCAACCCAAGATGGGATTTCAAATGCGATTGCGGTAGCAATTGGGGACCCTGCACAACGAGCTGCTTTAATCAAAGCCGAACAAGACTTCCAGTTACAAATGGCAGAGCTTGGGTATAAAAGCGCCTCCGACCTTGCAGCGACCGCCGAAGCAGACAGGGCTAGTGCCCGCAACCGAGAGATCCAAGTTAAGGATTGGATGCCTCGGGTCTTAGGAAGCGGAGTTGTTTCTGGATTCCTCGCGGCGGTGTTTCTTATTCTAAGTGGCCGCGCTAAAGTAGATTCAGTCTTAGCCGGGACCCTGATTGGTTATCTGTCCGCCAAATCCGAACTCGTACTCTCCTACTACTTCGGTAGCTCCGCAGGCAGCGACCGCAAGACTGAGATCATCGCCAACGGTAACGGACAACCTCACTAAAAATGCCATCCCTCTTTTCAACTTCAACTACAGCGCAGAACATCATGGACGCGGTGTCTCAAGATGTCAGAAGGACCCTTTCGTCTACGGACCCGAGTCTTCCTGATCCAGGGATCTTGATTGACTACATCAATCGTGTTTCGTTAGAGATCCTTCGAACTTCTAAGTGGATGTTCTTACAGGGGCCGAAGCAGTTGTTCGTAACACAGCTGGGGGTAACAGACTACTGGATCGGACCGAACCTTACGGGGCCGTTAACTGCCTACGATACCGCCTTGAACCTTGCGGACCTTCGAATCATCAAGCCGAAGAGTGTGATTGATAGATCAAACTTCAGAGTTCTAGGGCACCTAGATGAACAGCCTTTGTCTGCGAGGCTGGCCTTCTCTGATACTACCTCTCGTCCAGGGAGGCCAAGCAACTGGAGACAAGACGAAGAAACTCCAAACATCCTCAACATCTATCCAGCCCCGGACAATCAAAACAACTTCTCTCCGCAACCGGAACCTCCGATCACTTCAAGGCTAATCTCTGGTTCGCTGGGGAATCGAATCTATTTCATCTCCCTGACCTATGTAGATACCCTTGGAAATGAATCCACTCCCTCTCCTCCGGCGCAGTTGTTTGTCCCCGCGAATAGTGTTCTCGTAGTCAATCCTCCTCAAGAGCCTATCCCCTCTGCTACTCCTGGAGTCCTTTATAACCAATACAACGTTTACGCAGGATCTGTTACCTCAGCTAACCAATCCTTAGATGCATCAGATCTTACCTTACAAACCACGGGCACATTACTCTCCACTGGGATACAATGGACGGAGCCGGATACGGGGCTAACTACCACAGGCGTAAATCCCCCAATTACCAACGGGCTTGTTCCGATTGATGGGTATGTAATAGAGTTCCGGTACTTCCAACTTCGGGTCCCAGTAACCGCCGCTACGCAAGTGCTTCAGATCCCTGACGACTACAAAGACGTTGTAGTAGCCGGGGTCAATGCCGTGACCTTTATGTATCTCACTCGACCTACTGAAGCCATGCGTTGGTATCAGCTTTATAAGGACGGCCTCGGTCAGATTGTTCGGGACATCAACTTCATCTCTCGTGGAGGAGAATACATCGCCCCAGATCCTGTAACCACTGGCTCGTTCTTGCCCACTGTCGAAACCATCGACCTTAGCTCCCTGAGTCAATAATGGCCTGGTATCATCAACCTGTTAAGCCGTACGATCCAGTAATCGAGGATCAACAGGACAATCAATCAACTCGATATTACCAGGATGACTTCTCAGGAGCTGGGCAGGATTCCCGAACAGACCCCCCTTCGCAGAACCAAGCCATGTGGGAGCTGCTAACTAATGTCTCACCAATTACTAGGGGAAGTCTTCGCAGGCGGAGGGGATATAACATCTTCGGCCAAGCAGCCCAACCTGCCTCGCGGCTCGCTCCCTTCCAGCGAGACACCGACGGGCTTCGAACAATCGTTGCCATCAGCGCGAACACCGCTCGGGCTTTTAATGAAAGCGGGACGATCTACAATCCCCAGATCTTCATTAGCAAAGCCCTTCCTAGAATGCTGATGTCAAGAAGTTATGCTTACTTCTTCTCTTCCAATAGCAGCGACCTTATCAAGTGGGATGGTAATCCCACGACCAACTTAGGATTATCTAACTGGGGAATCAACTTTGCTTCAACGATTACTAATCTAACTGCGGGTCCTAGGGCCGGGTCTTCGGCTGCCAGTACAGCCTGGACCAATCCAAACAACGTCCTTGTATCTGATGGCTCGTTTGCTACTGTAACTCTTCCTAACCCTAACACAACCTCTGGGAGTGTTACAATCGCGGGGATGGGATTTAGTATCCCAACAAACGCTACGATCCTCGGAATCACAGTAGAGGTCCAAGGCAAAGCCACTAGCGGAGACTCCAATCTTCTCAATCGGCATTTCTTCCAGGCTAATTTAGTTAAGAACGGTGCACTAGTAGGGAACCCAGAGACAGTAATCGTAGCCAACAACAACGCTCTGGATAACTTCTACACCACTGGAAGCTCTTCAGATCTTTGGGGAACCAGCTGGAACGCAAACGACATCAACGCCACTGGGTTTGGAGTTGCAATCCAAGCAGTTAGAAGTGGCCCCTCGGCCTTCTCTTCGACATTCTCGATTGACTTTATTCGAATCACTATTCAGTATCTAGGAGCCACGAACGCTCCCACCGTAACAGTTGGTGGAGCAGGCGGGGTAACTCTTACTGTCGGACGGATATACTATCTTGTTTTTGCCAATCCTGGTACCGGTCACTTTAGTGATCTAAGCCCCGCTAGTGCAAGCACAGGTCCGGTGACTTCCAAGGAAATTGATCTCTCTCAACTTGCGGTTTCACCTGATCCGCAGGTTACTTCAAAGATTCTATTAGCAACAGCAGACGGAGGAGATCCTAGTGAACTTTTCTATGTTGCAACAATTCCAAACGCAACCACGACCTTTGCTGACAATACACCAGAAACAACGCTCGATTTAAACCAGCTTTATCTATTCACCGACGACTTTGGGAATGACTTTGGGGTTGCTGGGAATACTCCACCTCCAGGGGGAGGGACGGTTGCTGTTAAGCACAAGGGTCGGTTGTGGATGGCGGTTGGACAGAACCTCTACTACTCTAAAGCCACCTCAGACCTCACGCTTCCGAATGGATTCATTGCAGGGAAGTACGAAGAATCTTGGCCACTCGATCAGTACCTGGATATCTCAGAAGGAGCAGAAACCGTTACAGGGCTCCTCTCCAATGGACAGGTCTTATTCATCGGCACTCAACGCCATGTACGTTGGGTCACCGGGGATGACCCTACCAACTTCTCCGAGCCCGAAGTTATCCACGCGGAGGTCGGAGTCCTCAATCAAGAGGTCTGGCAGAGTGTATTCATCCAAGGCACTCCCGCAGGAGTCGCTTGGCTAACCCCGGACTTCCGGGTAATTATGAGTGACTTCAATACCTATCAGGATATCGGACACGAAATCCAGGATGTCCTAGGATCAATCAATCCCGCAGCGGCCTTGAACTCCCATGCTACCTTCGTAACCGACGGGGAGTTTGACCTTTATATCCTTGCTGTCCCAACCGGTTCTAACACCGCCTGCGATACCCACTGCATATTCAATATGAACACCCGGAAGTGGACAATTTGGAAGCCGACTGATCCTAGCTTGGCGCTCTTGTTCAATGTTACTTCTACGGGAGCTACCCAGTGGTTGTTCTCAGCGTTCAACGACTCTGAGATCTTCTTATACTCCGACTCCGCTACCAACGACACCGCCACTCCTAGTCACATAGCAACTGCAATTCCAATCACCGCCCGGACTTCATGGTTGCATCTGGGCTCTCCTACGCATAGGAAGCTTCTAGATGAGCTAGAAATTATAGGTGATCCTGCAATGCAGATCACTATCGAGGGGGCTTCTCCGGAGACCAACTTCAATACACCTACGGTGTACAAGAATGCTATTACTCCGGTTGTGGGTCCTTTCTCTCAGCTGAAGGTGTTCCTCGCCTCTTCAGGAGCAAAGGACCGCTACTACCGCCTGACCTTCTTTGTTCCTGGGGACACCAGCGCAGACTTCTTGCACTCCTATAATCTCAAAGCCATTCCCTTTAACACCCTCTAATGCCCCGTGTAACACACACAACCGACCTTCGGGAAATCAACCGGCAGTTAGAGGAACTTCAGACTGTCAAGAAACAAATCGACGCGGTTACCAAGCAAATTGGGAACGTCGGAGTCCAACTCAACCAACTCAGCATCCAGCACGCCCCCGCGACCACCAACAACATGCTGTTCACCTGGACGGGGGCTACCCTAACCATCTCCTGGGCAGCGGGCTCCGTCCGAGACAAGTTTGGATTCAACGTCCCAGTACCGGCAGGTTCTATTGTGAACCTCGTTGCTAATACCTACTATTGGATGACCTGGAACAAAGTCCACCAAGTCATGACCGCCCAGATCTCTGCGAACTCCGCCTTCGAGAACCCGGGTAACATTGTAATCTGTCAAATCTTCACGGGCACCGCCGGTCAAACTGGCACCGCCGGAGGGGGCTTATCCTCCGGCCACTCCGATCTTTCTGGAAGCAGGTACAAGCTGTTTTGATAATCAATTGGGAAGCCGGAAGTTTTGCGATAGCCGCCTTGGGATTAATGGGGTCCGGAGCAGTCGTGACAGTACGCTATTTTGCTAAGGTCGTAGCATTCTTCACCAACATGGACTTAACTGTTAAGAACACTCAACACGATGTGCGGGTGATTCTTCACAATCATTTGCCCCATATTTATCAGAGGCTGGGAGAAAAATATGAAGTTAGAAAAGATTCGGCAGGCAACCCCAGAGGAAGTAGCAACTATCCAATCGACCTCGGACCTAACTCCGATGAGCCAGGTTCTGGCAATGGGGGACTCTTCGGCAGTCTGGAGGATCGCGAATGAGCTTGATCCCTTCCACTTTGGCCCCAACACAAGTAACAGCCAGAAGTATTTGTTCCTGTGGGGTTTGCAGAACTTACTTCGAGGATCTGGCTCTACCGAAGTTTACTTCAACGTCGCCGTGGCCAATGAACAGTTTAGAAACATTGTGGAGCATCTGGGAGCGGAACCAACTTCGAGAGAACCAGAGCTTAGGTATAAGATAAAATTATGAGCAGCAAACAGCAGACCGATTCAAAGCAATCGAACACGCTTAATTATGACCCCACTAGTCTAGGGAACTATCAATCCCTTACAGGCGCAGGAAGCAATCAGCTTCTCCAAATGATGCAGAATCCCTTTGGGAATCCCCTTTATCAATTGGGGTTAGGGCAGAGCCAAAAGGGTGCCGCGCAAGGAGGAGCTAACAACATGAGCGCGCTCCAGCAAATGATGCGCACCTCCGGAATTGGAGGAACCGCCGGACAGGGATTCCAATCTGCTCAACTTGCTAAGCTAGGTCGTGCGAACCAAGGCATGATGGCGGGGGCGAACACTTCGAACGTTATGAATGCCCTACAACGCCAGCTTCAGGCTACTGGAATGGGGATGAGCTTCAGTCCCTTACTCAAGGGAACCAGTGGAACTTCCCAGTCTACTCAAACTACTAGTGGCCTTGGCACTTGGTTACCTCAGCTAATCAGCGCTGGACTTGGTGCAGCGGCGGGTCCTATGGGTGCCTTGATGAAGCCTAGCGCTAATTCTACTTTCCAAGCAAGCCAATCCATGCCCAGTTCTCAATGGGGAGGGGCTAGTGCATTCCCGGGATTCTCTGGTTTCGGAGGAATAGGTTCCGCTCAAGGTCCTCCTAGTACTCCACCTTTACAATGGGGCATGGGTGGCGGAGGTCCGTTCTAATGGCGCTCGATCCAATGATGGCAATGATGATGCTGGGGGGTGGGATGGGGCAGATGGCCGCCGGAGCTAATCCCTATGACGCTAGTGGTGGAGGGGGTAGTAGTCTTCAACGTCAAATGGCCCCACTGCGAGCAATGAGTTATATTAACCGAGACTCCCGAGCAATGGGACCAACTCCTAGAGCAGGCAGAGGAGCCGGAGCTCAGTTCATGCCCGGAATGGGCGGTCAAGATGGGATGGACTATTCGCAGTTTACCTTTGATCCTCAAGCCCACGCTGCTGCGAGTCACTTTCTTGGGCAGTACGGCTTGTCCCCACTAGATCCTTCACAGGTCCGACAGAACACCGTTCTTCCAAACACCTCGTTCTTCAACAACCATCCCCGACTCTCCGGGATGTTAGAGGGTGGAATCTACGGAGCCGCAGCAAGTCGAGGCTCGAACACTTGGGGTGAAGGAATCCAGAGCGTAGCTGATTCCCTGATCGCTGGTCCCCGTATGCGAGCGGCTGCTTATAATCAGCAGTTCGAACGGCCCTTTCAGGCGGCTAGTATGCTTGAAGGAATAGAAGATCGCGCACAGAAACGAGAGTTAACCGGCGCGGAAATCGAGCGGACAAGGGCACAGACCCAAGCGCTTAAAGACAAGCCCGACGCCATAGACAGGTTCGCGCATTTCTACGAAGATCCCCAAGGCATGGTCCATGGGATCACCGAGTCTGGAAAGAATCAGAAGTTCGGTGAGATGATGGACAAAGAAAAGGCAGGCTCTTCTTCACACCCAGGAGTAGCGCCCGTCTATCGCTATTTCCGTTCAATGGGAGTAAGTGATCCAGACAAAGCCACCCCGCAGCAATGGGCTAAAGCCAATAAGCTTTATGCAAGTGACCAAGTCGCGATTGCAGGCACGAAGTCCGGGGCTTCTGCTGACGCTCGAATCCGCGCCGAGTACAAGCTAGGCGACAAGGTTCCCTTGGATGTCAAGAGCCAAGCACAGCAGGTTGCTAAGGGCTGGCTTGATCCTAAAAACAAAGAAGTTCGATTCTCTGTCATGAAGCAAGCCATGGATGCCGGAAAGGATCTCCCCACCGAAGAACAAGTTGACAACGAGATCAACCGCCGCAATGCAGAGACGAACGAGAAGATCCACTCCGTCTACGAGAACTTCATGCAGACCCAGCAGAATCCTCTTCCCTAATGCCCCCACAAGATCCATTTCCCTCACCCATTCCAACTGGTAGTATCTCCGAGGGCCTCGATAAGATGGCTGCTCAGGGCGCAGCTACGGTTAGTGATTGGCTTCGCAGAGGTAGTGACTGGGCAGCGCAGCTGGAAGGATACGATCCGGCGACCTTGCGCAAGCAGCATCCTGTCATGTCTGGCATAGGACAGGGGATCTCCGAGGCTGCGGCGGGTTTGGTTACCGACCCTCGCAATGCCGCTCTTATGGGGCCGGTGGGCGCTCTTCGCCCTGTCAAGGCCGTACTCGGTGGCCAAATGGCCTACGGAGCTTACAAGTCAGCAGAGGAAGCTTGGAGGGCCCACAAAGCCGGAGACATAGAAGCCTCAGCTCGGTTAGGCACCGCCGGAGCAGTTAACGCTATTGGTGCAGGGGCCATTGGCCTCCACGCTGCCTACAGTGAAGCTCCCCCCGAGGGTCCTGTCTCCCGCGTCGAACACATCCCCGGTGATCCTGTGGTCCCGACCCCTATTACCCCAAGGCGACCGCCTGCGGCGGAATCCTCCCTTAAGCCCAAGGAGTTTCAGACCTTGACTGGGCAGGCTAAGGCTCTCCAAGAGATGCGCCGCCCGGAGAATCAGCCGGATTTTACTAACTGGAAACCCGATGAAATTGAAGAGTTTAGACGCCGGACAGCAGCGCAGGAAGTGGGAGAGGCAGAACCAACCCCCGCGAAGGCCCCTTCTAAGGAATCCATTTCGCCCTCCGGAGCGCCCAAGGGACCAGGAGGACCCGTTCAAGAAGCCCCGAGATCCGAGGTAGTAGGG